TCAGGATTATCGCAACTGGTCTTCGGCTGAATGCCAGCCGCCGATCTGCACCGCAACTCGGACCTGCCCGTCCGACCTAACAGGAGGCGTGAATGTCTCGGAATGATCCTGACGTGATGGAAGCCAAGCTGCGCTACACTATCGGCCTTGCCTTGGTGGTTATTTTGGGCGGCATCATCTTTGCCATCCTCTACAGCTTGGTCTTCGTGACGCAGCCTATGGGTGAGAGTTCTGAAAACGACCGCCGCTTCTTTGAACTGCTGGCCCCGATTGCCTCGTTCATTGTGGGTGCGCTGGGCGGCGTAATGGCTGCTGGCAATGGAAAGCAAAAGGGTGGCAACGATGAGCCGCCGACACAGGAGTATCAAGAATGATCGGACGCATGGTTGGAATGCTCATTGGCCGGAAGGCTAAAGAGAAGGTGGTCGACGCCGTACTGGACAAGGTGAACCTGCCTGATCCGGTGGAGAACGCCATCAAGATTGCAGCCACGGGCAACGTGGGTGATCTGCTCGGCGGCGACGCCAAAGAGGAGTTTGTAAAGGTCGTAGCCAAGAAGGTGAGAAAGAAATGAGCCTTCTGACCGAAGCCCAACTTGCGGCTATGATCCCGACCAACAAAGAGGTTGCCGCATGGTGCGAGGAGCTTAACAAAGCCCTTCCAAAATACGACATCACCACCGACCAGCGGATCGCTGGCTTTATCAGCCAGTGCGCCCATGAGAGCATGGATTTCAACGCCATGTCCGAGAACCTGAACTACCGTGAGGAAACCCTGAACAAGGTGTTCCCCCGCTACTTCGGCCCCGGCAAGCGCAACGCCGCCGAGTACGCCAAGAACCCTGAGAAGATCGCCAACTACGTCTACATGGACGAGTTCCGCACCAGCAAGCTGGGCAACACCCAGCCGGGTGACGGCTGGCGGTTCCGTGGCCGTGGCCTGAAGCAGTTGACCGGGCGGGACAACTACACCCGCTTTGCCAAGGACTACGACATGACGGCGGAAGAAGCTGCTCTGTGGGTAGAGACCAAGGAGGGTGCGCTGGCATCGGCCCTGTGGTTCTGGAACACCAACAAGCTGAACGCCGTCGCTGACACTGGCAACGTGGCTGCCCTGACCAAGAAGATCAATGGCGGCGACATCGGCCTAGCAGACCGTCAGGCGCGCTATGCGAAGGCTATGGCGGCATTGGGTGGCAAGATCGACACCAGTGCGCCTGCCGCCGCTCCTGCGGCCTCTACGGGCGTCCTGCGCGTTGGCTCGACGGGCCACGACGTGAAGCGCATGCAGACTGCTCTCCGCATCCCGTCTGACGGCCAGTTCGGCCCCGGCACAGAGGCGGCCCTGAAGAAGTGGCAGTCGGCCAACGGTCTGACCGCTGACGGCGTGGCTGGCCCGAAGACGCTGGCGAAGCTGCTGGGGTGAAAGACGGCTATCCCATAGCGTCTTGGCGGGTGACACGCGATGGCCTGATTGTCTGGTTCGGCCAGCATCGGGCCATCATTCCATTCGGCCAGTTCGGCGGCCTTGTGCTGGCGCTGGCTGAGAGGATGAAAGATCGTGAGGGGCGCGCTGGTGAAAATGAGCCGTAGCGCAGTCTGATTTTCGACCAACACAAAGCCTGTGTGCGCCCCTCACTTGCATTAACTATCTGATTGCCGCGGTGGCTGGCAAGCCTCTGCCTCGTTTTTAATGCGGTTGATTTCTTCGAGATTGCCCCGGCACATGTATTCGATCAGCAAAAGTTGCTCCTGAGTCACCCACCATGCAGGCAGCTTGACGTAGCCCGCAAGCCTCAACGCTCTCGCGCCGGGGCTGTTGCTGACTTCACGGGGCATTGCTTCCCTCAATCTCGGCCAGCGTGGCGCGGGCTGTTGAGCAACCGCACTCACCCGCAATCTCCCGCAACGCCTCCACCGCCTTCGCCAGCTTGGCCTCAACCTCGCCGTGGATGCGCGACACTTTAAGCAGGGCTTCGTATGTTTTCTTGCGGTCTGCCTCCACCTCCTCCGCATAAGCCTCGGCCTCTTCGGCGTCCTTCCGTGCGGCTGAGAGTTGTTCGGTGAGGGCTTTGATGCGGCTGGCCACAATCTTCACGGCTTCGGCGCTGTCACACTCGCAATGAGGGTCTTTAAGCCCCCGGTCTCTGTAGGCTTCGTCACAGCGGCATCTTACAACCTCTTGCAACTCGGCCATTGCCTGCGTCAGTTCTTCGTCACTCATGGCTCTCTCCTTTGATCTCTGCGAGGGTGGCGCGGGCGCGACGCAAATCGCCAAAGGTAAATTCTGCGTGTCGCTCTAAACCATGATGAGGATGTTCGATCCTTGCGCCCAACCCGCTGTCTCCATCATCTGGTTCCCAAGTTTCTGCTGCTCTGGCAAACGGCTCCAACGCCTCCACCGCCTTCGCCAGCTTGGCTTCCAGTTCATCTGTCTTTGCGTCATACCGAGCAGTGGTTGCAGCTTCACGGTCCAACACGGTCTTGAGTTGCTCGGTCAGGGCTTCGATCTTCTCCCCGTTGATAACGTCGAGATCGTCCATAAGTTTGACCTTGGCGGTCAGGGCTTCAATGCGGTCGGCGGATTCAACCGGGGTGCCGTAATCGTTAGTCCCATCATCAAACGCCAGAAATGCAGCATCCCGCAACCGCTTCACCAGTTCTTTGCCACTCATGTCTTCTCCCCCTCAAATATCTTCCGCCACTTGTAAATGCTCGGCACCGAGATGCGGTGCAGCGCGGCGGATTGCTTCACGCCTATGATCTCAGCGTCTTGGACGGCGGCTAGGCGTAGGTCGTCCGTCAGGCCATAATCTGGGTGGAAGTGGGTCATCTCCGCCCCCGTTCCCAAGCCGCCCGCGACAGTCTGTTGGCCAGCGCGTCGATGTCCTCGACACTAATCTGGCGGTTGCTGATGATGGCCCAGTAAACGAGGTCCATGAACCTCTTGGGTGGCAGCACAGACGCCGCGTTGCTGATCGCCAGTGCCGCCTCTGCGTGGATGTCGCGGTGCGGCATGGTCTTTGGTTCTTTGCGCCAGAACATCATGCCACATCCTCCGGCAGATCGAAGCAGGTCAGCCGCACCACACGCCCGGCTGCGACCAACTCGGCCAGCTTGGCGGCGATCTTGTCGTCAGCCATGTTCATATCCTCGGCGATCTCTTCGACGGTGGCGCGGCCATCGGCCTGCAGGTTGCCCAAGATGAAGGCACCCAGCGTATCATCCCGTGATACAGGCGCGGCATCCTCCAGCGAGATCGCCAGCCACGGCGTCTTCTCCGGCTGGCTCATGTTCGGCACGATCTGCGCCATGACCTTCTGGCCGGGGCGCAGGCTGGCATCCAACGCCAGCTTGGACGGGATGAACACATTCTGCGTCATGTCGCTGGCAAGGACGGCGAAGGTGGTGCCAGTGGCGAGGCGGTTGGTTACTACCAGTTCAGTCGGCTGCATTGTTCTTTTCCAGTTCTGCTAATTGTTGCTCAGCATCGCGCAGGTAAAAGGACAGGATACCGATGTCCTCTCCGATAGCGGCAGATCTGACACCAGTTCCGTGGAGCCGCTCAAGATCGGCGATCTGTTGTTTCTTCAGCTCGATGTAGGCGAGTAGGTCTTGCTTGCTCATCACATGATCCCCAATCTGTCCAAGGCGAAGTATGATTTCTTGTAGCTTTCAATAAGGCGGTCAACGCTGGCAATTCTGGCCTGTATATGCGGCGGGTTGGGCGCGAGACCGTTGGTCAACGTCTCGCGGTAATCCCACAGCGCGGTCAGCACGATGTGGGTGTCCATTGCTCCAAGTTTGACAGCCATCTCACCACCCCATACCGTGAGCGATGAGCAGCAGGCCGTAGCCCACAGCGAACAGGCAGACGGTGGCAATGGCCTCAGCCAAGATGTCTCGGATTTTCATTTTGGTTTCTCCTATCAAAACGGCGGCTCTTCGCCGGGGTAAGTTGGTTTCCACTGCGGCGGCGCGTAGGCCGCTGGCTGGGGGCTGGGTGCTGGCTGGGCGATGACGCCCAGCCTGTTGAGTTCGAGTTCTAGGTCGGTCATGCGGTCACCGGGCGGGAGATCTTGGTCTGCTTCACGCCGTCGCGGGTGTCGTGGTCCTTGACGGTGGCCTTGACCGAGACCGCGTCGTGCATAACGCCGAGACGGTTGGTGCCCTTGTAGACCACCACGTTGCCGTCGGCGTCGTGCATGACGTGCAGGTAGCTGAAGCCATACATGCCCTCCATCTCGACCACCAAGCGGATGGTCAGGTCGAACACGCGGCGCTGGCCGATCTCGCCGATCCAGCCCGACTTGTCGGCGTCGGCCTGACGAGCCTCTTCGCGGGCCTTGGCGCGCTCTGCCACGCGGGCCTCGCCACGCTCAATCATGGCCAGCACTGCGTTGGTCTGGCCGTCGGTCAGGCCGCCCCACTCATTCACGCTGTCGCGCATCTTGGTGTAGAAATCACCGAGGCAGGCCTTCACGACCGGGTGCGTGAAACAAGTGCCATCTGCCAGAAAGGTGTATTCGAACTCATCAAGCTCGAACAGGAATGCGTTGGCGCGCTTGCCGCCCTCGGTGGCCAGCCATTTGGCCGAGCGTGTCTTGCGCGCATTGTTACGGATGTTGCGTTCGATGGCGGCTTCGTAGCGCGCTTCGTCTTCTATGAAGTTTCCACGGTTCATCTGGGTCATCCTTGTTTGCTAGTTCGTATCCCCACCATACAGCCTGCTACACCGCATGCAACAGAAAAAATGCGCTTGACGCAAAATAATTTCACAAATAGACAGATCAAACCGAAGCACAGGAGGACGCCGTGAAGGCTCAAGACCAAATCAGACAGTGGGCGGCGGACGGCGGGCGCAAGCTTGGCTGGATCGCAGATCAAGTCCCCGTCGCCAAATCCAGCATGTCACGCTGGATGCAGAACAACATCACGCCCGGCGCGATCTACCGCAACCGGCTGGCCGAGATCACCGGGATCGACAGCCTGCGCGAGAAGGGGACATGGAAATGAACAGGGGTCAGATACTCGATACGGCAAAGGCTTACGTCACCAAGGATCGCGCAAACACGCACGGAGACGCTGAGAGCAATTTTAATCTCATCGCCCTGTACTGGACCGCTCACCTCGACACCATCGTGACCGCCCACGACGTGGCCGTGATGATGACCCTGTTGAAACTGGCCCGCATGAAGGCAAATCCGGCCCACGCGGACAACTGGATCGACGGCTGCGGCTATCTGGCCTGCGGCGGCGAGATTGCGGTGGGGGAAGCCAAATGAAGCTGCATGAACTCAAAGCAATCATCGACGGCTTGGTTGATGTCCACGGCGGCGAGATGGACACCAAGTTCAAATACCGCTTCGGATCGGGCCGCACGGCGCAAGGTGCTGTGACATCGTATCAGGTCGGCCCGCCAATGCAGGGCGACAGGCGAGGGTTCGTCCGCTTTGACATCGACCACGCGCGCGGGGAGCCTGAGTGATGGCCCTGTACATCGGCATCGACCCCGGCAAGACGGGTGCCATCGCGGTCATGGACGGTGACGACATGAGCGTGCGCGTGTTTGACATGCCCGGCACCATCGAAGAAAAGCGTGCGATCCTGTCCGAGATCGGCAGCGTGCGGTGCGCTTGGATCGAAAAGCCTTTCTTCCCGCGCATGATCGGCATCAAGAACGCCGTCACCATCGCGCAGGCATACGGCGAGATGAAGGCCTGCCTGTTCTTCGCGGGCGTGCCGACGAATGAAGTGCCGCCGGCGACGTGGAAGAAGCACTTCGGCCTATCCACCGACAAGGACGCATCAAGGGCATACGCATCAAGCGTGTTTCCAGATCAGTCTAATCTGTGGGCGCGCAAAAAAGACGACGGCAGGGCCGAGGCGGCTCTGATCGCATATTACGGATGGAGGAAGAAATGACCAGACGACCGTTCACCGGGCTGCCAGAGGACATGTACGCCCGCTACGACGATCAGGACCAGAATAACCGCGACTTCATCGTGGCGGCCTACGACAACAACATTATCAGCGAGTTGTTTTGGCCAAATTATGAGGCCGCGCCTTGGCATCTTCAGATGGAAGTTGGCAACCAACTCATCAATTTCTGGCCGCATAAGGCTAAGGCTCACGTCGCCTATGAGTCCAGCGTGGCCTACGGTTTGCCCGCTATGTTTGCCACCGTGCGGCG